CGCCCATCGAGCCCGGACCCGTTCCTGATTTCTTTGCACCTCTAGGCATAGCCATTTGATCTCTCCTTCTTACGGGCCGCCAGCAATGCGGGTGCGTGGACCCGTATCTTTGGTGACGTTCGAACGATCACCCGTAGCCCCTTGTCCTTGAGCTTGCTGTGCTTGGTCGCCACCTTGAGAATGACCAACTTGCCCCTGCTGCTGTGCAAGCATCTGAGCCTGCTTTTGCTGGGCGTCGAGTTCATCGTCCGATGGAACGATCTCAGCTCCGGGCAGACCCAGACTTTCAGCAACTGGACGAAGGACAGCAGCGCGCCCTTTGGGCCCGATGATCTGCATGTCGATGGGGTTGGCTGTTGCAGTGAGGAACTCAAGCTGGCGGCTCCGTTGCGTTTCTTTCTGGATCGCCACGGCGACGCCCAGAACGCGGATGGTTTCCTCTCCGGTCAACAGGCCGCTCTCGTCTGTGAGCATAACCATATCGTAGAGGGCGTTGAGGAGAGGATCGAATACATCGCGGTCGATGTTCGCCGCGACGGTCTGGAGAATTTTAGAGGCGTTGCCCATGAGCATGGAGAGGCCGGACGCCGTGCGCCCGACCGCCCCAGCCTGTCCGCCCGTCAGGTAACGCGGAACCGCCGACAGCTCATCCGCGAGGTTCGTCATGCTGGTGTAGATCGACAGCAGCTCGTTCGCGTTTGAGTTCGGCTGGAAGAATGAGATCGGGGCCTGTCCGTTATTGCCCATTGGGTCGTTGGTAACGTGCCACCGTTTCCACGGAAAAAGTTCTTCCCCATCCTCATCGTCCGCGAGACGGTCGTCATTGACGATGACCTGCGGGCCAGAGGCGATGCTCATGTTGTTCACAAGAGCACGAAGCGTCGCGTTACTTACATCCTGAATATCCGCGAGGATGTCAGGCAAACCGTTACCGACCGGCGTGCCGGGCAGCTTCTCGAAACTCGTGACATAATACTGGTGACGCTTACGCGGGGAAGGGGCGAGCTGGACCTTGATGATGTATCGGCCAACCATCCAAGCCTGCACGAAATAGTCGCGCAGCGGGTCCGGTATTAGAGACGGGTCCATGCCGTATCCAAGCAGCATTTCACCCTGAACATTGCCTTGGAACTCAAGGCAGGAGATCATTCCAGACCGGTTCGTGTGCGGGTTTTCGCGGTTCTCGTAGACCGCGCGTTCGCTATCAGTCTGATCCCAATTATCGTGCAGGCCACCACGACCGTAGTCTTCCAATACAGATCGAACAGCTTCGTGGTTGTAGCCCGGTAGGTCGAGTAGATCATTCAGGTCGGCGCGGGTGAGGCGGCTGCGCTCGATGACGTTGCCATCCTCAATGTCGGTGATCCCCGGCGTCCAATAAATGTCGAAGGGGGACACCCGCTGCCAGAAGAGTTTCGGCGTGTTTTTGGTGTTCGCCGCGCCGCCTTCCCACGTCACCTGCGGGACGATCCGAACGACCGGCCCCTTGATGATGGCGTAGGGGAAGATGGTCAGATCGGTGATAAATTCCGCGAGGGCTTTATAGAAGTTGCCCTCCATCAGAATTTCTTCAAGTTTATCTTCGGCAATCTGCGCCTGCGAACCGGCTTTCTTTTTCGCTGCTTGGCGGGCCGCTTCGAGAAGCTGCGCCATACGGTCACGGATCGCGGGGGGCGGGACCGGCTGGCCGTTCATCTGGGCGTTCGCCAGCTCCGACTGAATGAGCTGCTGTATGGCGTCGTGAATTTCCGGGGGAACTTCCGGGTCCGGGTTAGGATCAAGCCCCCAAGACTTCTCAGAGCCGAGATACACGTCCCGTAAAAGCGAAGCCGCGCCACGAGCTTTGATGGCTGTGACGCGCGCATAGACTTTAGAGCCACCGAACCGCTCGATCTCGCGGAGTTGGTCTGGCGAATACTGCCCAGTGAAGGCCCGAAGGCTCTCCAGTAGACGGCCCGACCAACCGGACGCGCTGTCGCGGTGGTTGCGCATAATCTCATATTGAGTGGTCAGAAACCCAACGAGGCCGGAATAATCCGGCTCTGGATTTTCGGCAGCAACGCGCGCAGCTGCGTCCGCCTCTTCGGCGGCTAACATCTGGTCGTTCGTGACAACGCGCAGCAAATTGCCGCCGGGGATAGCCGTAACCATATCTTGAGGTTATAATGCAGTTACCTTCACAGGTAAATCCCTGAACACGGACTAAATATGGACACTCTCTTAGACACCCCAGCAGCCGAACGCCGCCTCCGCGACTTCGCCACGGCGATGGCGAAGCAGATCGAGCCGTTCCCCGCTATCTGCAAGTCGCTTGGCCTGACGGAAAAAGAGGCCGCGCTCCTTCAAGAACACCCGGTTTATCAGGCTTTTTACGAGAGCGAACTGGCCGAGTGGACTTCCGCGAAGAACGCCGCGATGCGCGCCGAGATCAAGTCCGCCCGCACCGTCGAGGAGCTTATTCCGACCGGATACGCGCTCGTTTTGGACCCGGAAGCACCCGCTAACTCTAGGGTCGAGATGTTCAAGGCGCTCGCCAAACTGGGTCGGGTCGGCGAACGCACCGCCACTACATCTGGTGGCGCAGTCGGCGAGACGGTGAAGATCGTCATCAACCTCGGACAGGACCAAAGGGTCGAGATTGAAAAACCCATGCCAGTGATTGAACACGAGGCTGCCACTTGACGTTACCTACGGGGCTAATTATCTCAATGCAGTTCACACACCTACAAAAGAGAACTGCATTGCCATATAAAAATCCAATGACCGAAGAACAACGTGAACGAGCGCGAGAAGCCACGCGCCGTTGGCGGGCAAATAACCCCGACAAATACAAAGAGTGCTACACAAAGCAGAACCGAAAAACTTTCGAGAAAGACCCAGAAGCATATCGCCAAAAACGACGTGATTACCGGGTGGCAAACTTTGAAAAGGTCCGTGAGAGACACGCGGCTTGGCGCAAAGAGAACCGAGTTCACATAAACGAATACCGCCGCAGGCAGCACTATAAATATAAGTATGGGATGACCATCGAGGATAAAGAAGCAATGCTGGCGGAGCAGGGCGGGGTCTGCGCCTGCTGCGGCTCAACTGAGCCGAGGGCCAAGTATGGATGGGCTGTGGACCACTGCCACACAACCGGGAAAGTGCGCGGCATTCTCTGCCACCACTGCAATGTCACGCTAGGCAAAGTGTCGGATAGCCCCGACCACTTAAAAAAGCTCATTGCTTATTTGGAGAAACACTGTGGCTGAAATCAATTATAAGGCTCCGCCGACAGTCGCCCGATTTATGCAAAGTCAGGCGTTCATCAGACTGATTGCGGGGCCGGTCGGTTCTTCGAAAACTACCGGCTGTATCTTTGAACTGCTGCGGTGGGCCTGCGAGCAGCCGCCGGCGGATGACGGCTTCCGATACACCCGGTTCGTCATCGTCCGGTCTACCTTGAAACAAATTCGAGATACGGTCTTGGCCGATATTACGCAGACATGGCTTGCGCCTATCAGCGATTACCGGGTCAGTGAGCAAAAAATCTACTGGCACTTTGGGGATGTCCGAAGCGAAATCCTGCTCTTGCCGCTCGAAACGCCAGAGGATCAGCGCAGGCTTCTAAGTCTCCAACTTTCAGGCGCTTGGATGAGTGAGTGCATCGAGATGCCGGCGGACTTGATTGCGCCCCTCTCTGGCCGTCTTGGCCGCTACCCATCGGGTACTTTAGGTGTCTGCAAGCGTCCGGGCCTCATCATGGATACCAACATGCCCAGCGAGATGTCGCCGTGGGCGAAGCTCATGCAAGACCCGCCACCGGACTTCGATGTGTTCATCCAACCGTCCGGCCTTGCAGATGATGCAGAGAACCTGGAGTGGCTTCTCCAGACCCCGGAGACGCGGCTGCTGTCGGTAGACGACCCGGAAGGGCTGGCGATCCGGCGCGCGCAAGGGCGAAAATACTACGAACGCTTTGTGGCGATGAACCCAGAGCCGTGGGTGAAAAGGTATGTAAGGGCCGAATATGGACCCGACCCATCAGGAACCGCAGTCTTCGGTGCATCTTTCAGTGTCGCCACTCATGTGGTCGATGAGTTGGAACCGGTGCCGGGACGGATGCTCGTCATCGGGCAGGACTTCGGTCGGTCGCCTTGTGGAATTATCACGCAGGTGAACAATAAGGGGCAGCTCCTTGTGCTGGAGGAGATCATGGCCGATGACATCGGCTTGGCCCAGCACATCAAGTCAAACCTCCGTCCGACCCTGATGCAGGACCGCTACATCGGGATGCAGGCTATCATTATCGGCGATCCCGCCGGCGCGGCCAAATCCACTTTGTTCGAGGTATCCGAGTTCGACATCCTCCGGCAGGAGGGGTTCGCGGCAATGAAGGCCGTGACGAACGACATTGAGCGCCGGATCGGAGCAGTGGAGAAGTTCCTCCTCGGCTCAGTGTATGGAGAGCCTCTGTTCCTCATCGACCGGAACCGGTGCCCGCAGCTAGTTCAGGCGCTCGCAGGCGAGTATCGCTACGGCTATAACAAAGCCGGACAGAGAAAACCGACGCCAGATAAGAACGACGCGAGCCATATTTCGGACGCCTTGCAATACGCCTGCCTCGCGTCTGAGACAAATACTCACTCATACATTCAGGGCAGGGTGCTGCGAAAGCCGAACCGGCCGCGCAGGGAGCGGTTCAGCTCGCTCGCTTGGACGTAGGGTTGCTCTTACGTTTTCCGTAAACTATAAGCCGCCTCACGCGTAGTGAGGGTGGGAATGCGACCGGCGGATGTAACCGGAGTAGA